TAATAGAAAAATAATTTCCAGTTATTGGATTATATATTTTAAATAATATTTCCTCAGAAGTTAAATCGTGGGAACTAAAAACACCATAGACCGCATCAGCCTGATTTGTTAAAACATTAAATTTATCAAAATTAATATAGGTATTTTTATCATTCCAGGTATTATTTGGTCTAAAAGATAAAAACCTGTTCTCAGTAAACGGACCAGATTCGTTCTCCTGTATTGACTGATTATCCTCATACAACTCTTCTAATGTTTTATCATCTAAAAATATTTCAGGTAGTGTATATTCTGGTGTTCTTAAACTTGTTGGCGTTGTTATTAAATTATCAAAACTTCCTTGATCCCACTTTGCAAAATCTGGATAATTATAGTTTGCCGTATAGTTGGCAAATGGATAATCTATGAATGCAGTTGTTCCACCATAGGCTGAGTTAATTCCTTCTGGGGATATAACTCCTTGTCCATATACCCATCTGCGTTTTGCTACTGTAACTGGAACCTGATAGGAATAAATTGCAACACAATCAATTTCAAAAGGATACACACTGGCGTTTGCATAAAACCCAAGCCAGTCTTGGCTATCTCCATTATTATCAAGTTCTTCTGGTAAAGAGAGAGCGGAAGTATCAAAAGATAAAGATAAAACTTCTTCTCCATTGATTAATAGTGATGCCGAATTTCTAATTAAACGAATATGAACTAGCATTGGCCTAAACCATTCACCAACAAAGTGAGAAGCAAATTGATTTCCAATAACTAGTGTTAAAAATCCGTCTTCAACATATAGCCCATCGTCTGATGCAATTGGTCCAAAAATTTTAAATGGTGTCAAAGTGTTTGCTGCTATCCTTGCCCAGAATTCAATCGTATAATCGTTATACTGTCCAGCCTTATTTAAAAATCCTTTGCCTGGAATTATTAAAGATGCATCTGAATATGGCTCTAGCCTTGTTGCCCCGCTTGCTCCATATACTAATGGAATTCCTGCATTTTTACATTTTAGTCCACCCTCTGTAATATAATATCCAGAATCTTCTGCAATACCGTATGCTTGGGCTTCTACTGCATCCAAACCACCATAAATACTTACTGTTGACGGAACCGTAGTTTCTGATATTCCATTTAAAGAATACGTATTAAACTCTTCGTTCCATTGACCTAAAGTAATACCATTAAAATAAAATTGATTTTCTGTTGTAAGTCCAGATCCTTCAAATATTTTTACTTTAAGAACAATTCTTAATTGTGCAGAAACATTTGGAATTTCAAAAGTTTCAGAAATAAATCCCCACTTTTGATAAAGGGTGCTTGTAAATGTTTTTAATTCTTGAACTATTTGAGATGTGCTTGGGTCTGTGTATTCATATCCGATAGAGACACTCTGCAAGAAAACGCTATTTGAATAAAAATATGAACCTATTGTAAAAGTTTCAAGGTCTTCAAGCGTATCAAAATTCAATATATTAGGGCTAATTATTGATGCTTCAAGAGTTTCAGTAAGTGGAACATCAATTTCAATTAATGTTAAAGCACTATTTGAAAATGGCTCTTTAAGAGATTCTGATTCCAACGTTGCTGTTGCATCTGATATAGTCCAAGAATCAGAGATGTCTCTTTGTGCTTCAGAAATTAAACTTTTATAGTCAAGAGCATCATCTAAGGCCCACAAAACTAGTGGGTGCTCAGAATATATTTTTTCTGCATACAAATTTGATGGGGTAGACATATTTCTCCTATCCCCTTATTATAGCAGGATGGAAACTAATATAATTTAATCTCACATGCATCTGTTGAACAGTATTTTTCAGACTCAGCATCAAGATTATCCTTGCCATCATAAATAGCAGACCAATCAATTTTGCCAATTTTGCCAACGTAAGAATTGTATTGTTCTCTTGTAATTTCTGTATACGGTTGCTGAGGATAAACCTTATCACCCATTGGCAAGAAAGATACAGCCTTTAGTTGCCCCTCATACATATTTAGTGCAGGAGCAATAAACTTCTTCTCTTCTTCCTTATTAAATGATAGAGTTACAGAAACACCGTTATCTGACCAGTACTTCTGAGCAGTTGCTGCCAAACCAATCTTTTCAAATAGGCTAACCTGCTTTTCAGAACGCTTATGTCCTGATGCTACTGGGAAATATACTACTGAGGTATTTGCTGATACTAGGTCATCTTCAATTTTATACCCCGCTGCTTTAAATAAATGCATCATAGGATCTGTGTTTCCAAATCTAATAGCACGAAGATAAAACTCTCCTCCAGGTCCCCAGTGAACTCCAGGGGTAGCACCAGAGAGAAGTGAAACAGATCCTGATGGCTTAACCGTTGTTACACGAACTGATTCACGAACACATAGCCACTCAGAATATGAATGATCGTATTTACGAATTGTGTTATATCCTTCGTCCATCCACTCACGAATAACTGGAAGACCATGTTGGTCAGCAAATGCAGCAATACCTGTAAGAGATGTACCAATACGACGATTACGCTGCATAATACCATTTGTCTGTTGCCAATGTGTTGGCATAAGAGTTACAGTCTTTCCATAAAGATAAGCAAACTTCAATGTCTTGAGGAAGTCCTCCTTGGATTCATGTCGGTTTAGATGAACTTCTACAAGTGTACAAAGTTCGTATGACTCCAATGGCTGCTCCGCACAAGGATTGAAGCCCATAATGCGAGTGTCCTTGTAATCAGGAGCATCTGCAAGACGGCCATAATCACGAGCAACATCAAGCCAGATAAATCCTGGCTCTCCATTGTCAGCAATTAAATCTACATAGTCTTCATACTTTGTTCCAACTTCAGCAGCGATTGAGTTATTACTCATCCATGCCCAGCCTGGTTTTTCTGGATCGTATGAATTTCTTTCTGGGAATACTTCTGGATTCTTAAGATTAATAAAACCTTCATCTTCTGGTTTACCCAAAGCAAGAGTAGCAGAACGACGAACATTTCCAGAAACAACGCATGTACCAATGAGATTAACAAGATCTACGATGGCACGGCTATCTAAGGCTTCTCCTGCTCTAGAACCAATTACATTACGAATACGTGTATGGAGATCAATAAGTGGTTGTGGACCGCTTGCAACGCCCCCAAAGCCCTTAATAGGGGCTCCTAGAGGACGGATAAGGTCATAGGTAAACTCTTGAACTGGTTGATTCTGACGTAAAAATGAATTAATCAAAAGACGAACAGATTCTACCCAACCTTCACGAGTATCTGGGATTTCGTATACTGAGGCTGGCTCTGTAGGGGCATAAATAGACATCTGCTTGTCTTGTCCAAGAGTATCAAACCCTACACCAATACCTAGCATCAATGCATCCATTACCCATGCAAATAGGGCTCCTGGGTCATTGCGATCAAGGTCACGAGTTGATACCATTGCACAGTTTTGAAGGGAAGCAGAGTTGCGCTTTTCCATAGTCATAGGAGTACCAAATGCCCAGAGACCACGACCTGGTGGAGTCCACTTTAATTCAAACATTCTTTGGAATGCTTCTTGAGCAGACTTCTGTGCCTTGTTGTCGTTCCATGGTAGGCGATTGTCTTTGGCATGGTTCTTCTGTACTGAATACATACCCTCAATTACACGACGGCAAACTTCATGCCAGCGTTCCTTAGTTCCATCTTCCTTAACACGAGAATATGTACGAATAAATGTAATTTCTCCTAATGAGTTAGACCCTGCATCTGAGAATCCAAATGGGGATGGAGTGTTATTATATTTATTTACAAATTCATCTGAAAGACGAAAAGAGAATACGGTTTCTGACATTTATTTACCTTTCATAGCAAAAATAAGTTGAGTACTTTGTAAATTCCAAAGTAGTGTTAAGTATATCATAGAATTAAAAAGAAAAACACGCTTGTTTAGAGCGTGTTAATCTTTAGTTTAGGGTTAGTGCTTTGTATTTTATAAAGTACTATGCACCAATTAGCATAAATTCGCTGAATGCCGCACCTTGTGCTGGAGTTGACCATTGTACACCAGAACCAGTTGATTGTAATACTTGACCACTTGTTCCTGTGCCACCACCTGCTGTTAATGAACCAGACAAGGTAGCATTTGATAGTGTTAGACCAGCAATTGTTGTTACTGTTGCCCCAGAAGCAATTGATGTTGATCCAAGTGTTGGAGCAGAATATCCTGCAACTGTTGCCCAAGAAAGAGTTCCAGCGCCATCATTTGTAAGATACTTACCTGAATTAGAGGTTTGTGATGGAAGAAGAGCAGTTGCTGCAGCCATTGCTGTAGTTTGTCCTGTACCACCGTTTGCTATTGCAATTGTTGTACCATTCCAAGTACCTGCTGAAATTGTTCCAAGGGTGGTAATACTGTCATCACCTGTATATGTGCCACCAGCAACTGCTGCTAAAGTTGAGTTATATGCTTGGATATCTGTGCCAATATTTGCACTAAATGTGGTTCCAGTTAATGTTAATCCTGTACCCGCTGTATATGTTCCAGCGCCAGAAAATTGTGTAAATGCGATTGCATCGGTACCAATTGTTGCAGGCTTATTTGTCTGTACCCAACCAGTTCCGCCGTTTACTGTACCTGAATATACAAAAACAAAATCTCCGCTATCTACTTCTGAAGCAGTGTCAAAGTCTGTTGCACGAGTAGGCTGTCCAGAAGCAGCAACAACATAAATACCATTTTCTGACTGTGTTGTTTGGTTCTTTACCAGGATTCTATTTCCTGTGGCAAGAGTAATTCCATCAAGGACATCTCCATTTTCAAGAGCACTTGACAAGGTGACATTTGCTGTTGTTGCAGCAACTACTGCTTCATGAATATGCAATCCTTCTGTTACTGCATCTACATATGCCTTTGTTGCTGCATCTGTTGAATTTGTTGGGGCTGGAACTGTAACTGTTCCTGTAAATGTTGGGGAAGCAAGTGGAGCCTTAGCATCTAGTTGTGTTTGAATTGCTGAAGTTACACCATTCAAATATCCAATTTCAGTATTAGAAACATCTGCAACAACTGCTTGCTTATTGTCTAACTGTGTTTGAATTGCAGAAGTTACTCCATTTAAGTAGCCAATTTCGGTATCAGAAACATCTGCTATACGAGCCTGAATTGCTGTAGTGTCTACTGCCAAGGTTATTGTATTAGCATTATCGTTATAAGTTTTTGTTATACCAGTTCCTGCTGTTAAAGCGGTATTAACTGCGTCTTGAGCCATTTCGTCAAGAGTTGTTGTAAGAACAACAGTGCCGTCAGCGTCTGGAATAGTAATTGTACGATCAGCAGTTGGATCTGTTACCTGAAGGATAGTCTCATAAGAGTCTGCGGTAGCGCCTTCAAAAACCACACCAGTTGTTGTAATAACGTTTATATTGGCATCAAGTGCTGCTACTCCATTTGCTGCATTTTTTGATGTCGCTAAAAGATAATCTTCAGCGCTAAATCCTGTATCAGTTGAGTCTAAAAAGTATGTTAAATCGTCCCAATGGTTTATACCATCACCGATTTTAAATTTGTTTGTATCCGATTCCCAACCTATTTCACCAGCATTTAGAATTGGATCTGATGCTGCCCATTGCGCTGCCGTACCTTTGCGCTGCTGCATTCTAGTTGCCATGTTACTCCTTTTATATAGTTATATTATAACAGATTATTAATTAAAATTATCTGTTGCTGTTCCGCCATCCCATGTATACTCCCATGAGTTGGTGTTGTAAAACCCAGCACTTACAAGAACTCCTGGTTCATTGTATGCTCCACCGCTAACAAAAGTACTAACAATTAATCCATTACCATCAATTGAAGTATCATGAATGTGATCTTGAAGTTTTTCTGCATCTTCAAGAGTTGCAATTGCAACCCATTGACTATTGTAATAAACATGAACACGTTCTGTTAATGTATCAAACCATAAGTCTCCATTTTCTGGAGATACTGGCTCTGTTGTAGGAACTGTTGGAGAACCTACTGCAGAATCTACATACAGTTTTGTTGCTGCATGTGAATTTTGAGTAGGAGTGGCAACTGTGACTGTTGATCCAAAGATTCCGCCTTCGGCTACGTTAATGCCGTGCTTTACTCTGAAGTCTTTATTTACTGTTGCCACTTCCAACCTCTATTCTTTAATTATGCCTCAATATATGTCTTGCTTACCTTAACAACAGTATCTGCTGTAGTACCAGTAACCTGTAGAAGAACATTACCTCCGCTATATACAGCATTGGTTGTTCCAAGAACAGTGTTGCTAATTACATCTGCGTACTCTGTTAAGTAAACATTGTTTGCTCCATCTACAGTAACTAAAACTTCAATCACTTCAATGTCTCCCGCCTTCTTCATCTGAACAATATATTTTGCAGATGAATAAGTTGTTGTTGACCATGAATCAATTGTTGTTGCTGAGTCTGAAGCAGTTGCAGTAGCAGTTCCAAGAAGAGCATCTGTAAGAGTTACAGATCCCACTGTTACTCCACTAAATGTTGGGGTTGCTGTTGAATGAAGGTCTTGTGGACCAGACAGTGTGATTGCACCAGTTGATGCGCTTGCAGTAATTTGATTTGCTGTACCAGTGATTGAAAGCACACCAGTGTTTTCAATTGTGTCAGCATTTACTTGAATACCAGTTCCTGCACCAACATTAAATGTTGTTCCATCTAATGTTAATCCAGCGCCACCTATATATGTGCCAGCACCTGAGAACTGTGTGAATACAATTGCATCTGTTCCGATTGTTGCAGGCTTATTTGTCTGTACCCAGCCAGTTCCAGCGTTTGCTGTACCTGAGTATACGAATACGAAGTCACCAGAGTCTACCTCTGCTGCTGTGTCAAAATCTGCAGCACGAGTTGGCTGACCTGAAGCCTGTACTACGTAGATACCGTTTTCTGATTGAGTAGTCTGATTCTTAACAAGAATACGATTGCCAGTAGCAAGAGTAATTCCATCAAGCACATCGCCATTTTCAAGAGCAGTTGCTAGTGCTACGTTTGCAGTTGTTGCTGCAACTACAGATTCGTGAATGTGTAGCCCTTCTGCAACAGAATCAACATAACCCTTTGTAGCAGCATCTGCTGCATCTGTTGGTGTTCCAAGACCTGTAATCTTATAAGTGGCCATAGATACTGCGCCAGTTGGTGCGCCAACAGCGCTTAGTGCAAACTCAGATGGATCTACAGAAATTGCTCCTGAAGTATCGTCATAGTCAAGACCATTGCCTACAGCAAGACCTATAGCGTCTTGTGCTCTTTCATCTGTAAAATAAAGGTTTGTTGTGCCTTCACCAATATTGTCGGTTCCAAATGTTGCATTACCACCAAGAGAAATTGATGATCCATTGATTGTAATACTTGAATTTTCAAGTTTGTTATTAGCAATTGAACCTGCAAGCATTGCGTTTGTTACGGTTGCTGAATCGCCACTTGTAATAATTGTACCTGTAACATCGGGAATTGTAATTGTGCGATCTGCAGTTGGATTAGTTACTGTTAATGTAGTTTCATTTCCATCTTCTGACGAACCTTCAAAAACAACTGATGAATCTGAAAGATATAATCCTGAAACACTTGGTGAGGTAAGAGTCTTATTAGCAAGAGTCTCTGTACCTGATAATGTTGCAAAATCTGCATCGGTTAATGCAGTATTGAAATCAGCAATTGATCCTGTTACAGTGTTTCCACTAAGAGCAATTGACTTATTTGTTAATGTATCTGTTGTATCACGAAGAACTACAGTTCCAGTTGCATCTGGAAGTGTGATAGTTCTATCTGCGGTTGGATCAGTTACTTGAAGTGTTGTCTCGTGATCATTTGCGGTTGCACCTTCAAACGAAATGCTTGAATCAAAAACTCCAACTGCCTGTGGTGCTTTCCAAGCAATACCATTTGTTGCATTGGAGTCTGCAGTAAGAATATAGTTGTCTGTTCCTGCTGCAAGACGAGTTACTGCGTCTGGACCAGATGCTACTAGTAAATCACCTTTTGTGTCTACTAAGGCTTCTGTTAATATATCGTGGCCGTTTACAGTTGCGGTTGATCCCTCAACTACCAGCCCCGCTTTTACTCTAAAGTCTTTTGTTACGGTTGCCATCTTTTATCTCCTTGGTTAGGCCTTTAATCCCATACGCATATAGCGTAGAGTTATAGGTGTAATTCCCCCTACTGGAACTACAGTCAATGAAACTGTGTCTCCAGCCCTTGAAACAGAGATGGTGCCAATATTCCCATCATTTTCAATAGTTGCATATTCACTAACAGATACTCCTGATCCATCAACCAATATGTTCATTTCTGTAGAGTAGTACTTGTTTGCACCACCTGCTACATGCTTAATAGAGATCATATATTTCATTGATCGCCATTCACTTGCGGAAAAGTTATCAAAAATTGTTGAGTTCTCTATACCATTAATGGTTAACTCATTGTTGCCATCCGAACCAAGATCTGTAGATCTAGCAGAAGTACTATCAATTAAATCTATATAGTCTTCTTGTGTTGGGCGGTCGCCAGTCTGAAATTTGGTTTTAACGTTTGGAATTGATACCTTTGCCATGCCACTATTATATCATTATATGTTAAAGGATATAGTTATTGATTCCAATAATTTGAAGACCAATTCCAGGAACGTTTGCATATGCTGGACCAAGTCCAACAGTAGTAAACTTAACCCTAAAGGGCAAAACTTCATCAATTTTTACTGTTCTTGTTTTATAAATTATTTCAGATATTGGATAGCCAACAGATTTTATCTTTTTTGCTTTGTGGCTATCGGTATCAATTATGATAGCAGATGCCATTATGACTCACTATTTGTTACGTCTTCAATAACTTTCATGGTACCTCTGGCTACCGTCCAAACACGACTTTCATCGCTTAATTCAATATCAAAAATATCACCAGTTTCTAATAACACAGACTCATTTGCTGTAAGAGAAACTGTAAACTCTCCAGCGCTGTCTATTTCTGTTGGTACTGGCTCAAGTTCAACAATAAGTTCCGCATCATCTGTAAAATCGCCAGGCTTTGTATTTGGACGTTTAATTTCCATTGCAATAGTCCAGTCTTCAATTACTAATGGATCTTTATTATCATCTGTAACATAAACACGAAATGAGGCGGTATCTCCACGAACAACTGTCCATAACACATTTGGTGGTGTCAAACCAACTGAATAAGAATCTGAACCTTGATTTCTAAATGTAGCCATAATCTTATCATTATACCATCAACTAATAACAATATTATAACTATTTATTTATTTTTATGTATATTTGACTCAAAAGGTCAAAGGATGCTATAATTAATACATGCTACCAATAGGTAGCATTTGTTCTCTAGGAGGTAATTTACAATGAGAGAGTCAAATGTTTGGCTAGGGGTATTTACGTTAGTTATTTGCAGTACCGTTTTTGTGGGTACAGCAAAGGCTACAAATGAAAACAACTTACTAATTAAAGAGTCAATAAGGCCTGCCACCCAAGAGGTGGCTTTTTTGGTTTCTAAAGACAAAAAATTAGAAAAGTATGAAAATGCTCACAACTTAACTGATGAGCAACTGGTTGATATGTTAAGTCATGTAGGGTTTCAGGGAAAGGCTTTAAGGTCTGCTTGTGCAATTGCTAAGGCAGAGTCAAATGGTCGTCCCCTTGCCTTTAATGGCAACACAAAGACTGGAGATAGTTCTTATGGCATATTTCAAATAAATATGCTTGGTGAACTTGGCCCAGACCGTAGAGAGAAATTTGAACTAAATTCAAATGCTGAATTATTAAATCCAGTAACTAATGCACAAATTGCTCTACATATGACCAAGGGTGGAAAAGACTGGTCCTCTTGGAGTTCCATAAATGGAGCACGGTATAAGGACTGGTATAACAAATATCCATGTAAATAACAATTAAATAAAAAAATCCCCCTTTGGCTTTATGCCTTGGGGGTATTTTTTTTATCTCCAAATATTCATATTAGCATATTTTTTTAGTATGTATTCGCTAAAAATATCTTCTGGCTTAGTTTTTGAAGGAGTTATTTGTGGGTACACAATATGCGTTATTGGATTTTGACCTAACACATGTTCATTGTCAGTTTCAATTTTTTGAATATTGTTGAAATCGTGAGAAAACTCTTCTTCTTCTAAAAAGTTGTATATCTTATCTACTGTTTCTTTTGTATTGTTTACAAGATCATTATATTCTACAAAATAAACAAAACCCCTATATTCTTTTGATAGTGCAGTTCTTAAAGATAGCATGGTCATGTCCATTGCCATATTCATTGCACTTAAGTATTCTGCAATCTTGTCATATTTATTCATCCCATACGATATGTATAGGTTTCTGGAGTCTATTTCTTTTTCAATAATGTCACCGCTTAAAATTGCTGTAGAGGCAATAACCTCTAAATAATCTCTTACTGTAAATATTATTTTTGGTTTTGGATTTATGTATTTGGTTATTAACTCCATATTTTTAGGGGTTGTCCAATTTTTTTGCCTATCAAAAATTATTTCTTTGTTTACATCAGAATAAAAAATATCAGTATATTTATTAAGGGTGTTTACTGTTCTTTTTGAATTTTCCTGATTTCTTAATCCAGTTTCTGAACTCAAACTTGATTCAATTTGAAATAGTTGCTCTGACAACGGACTTAATGGACTGCTATAAAATTTCGGGTTTTGATTTAATATTGCAGAAAGAAGTGTATTTCCACTTCTTGGCATGCCAGTTAAGAAATAATATTTTTTGTTAATTTTTTTGTCCTTTGTCATGTATATAATAGTTTAACACATATACACTTAAAAGACAAGTTTAAAAATATTAAACTTTATACTATTTAAGGATTAAGAAGAATCCAGCCATATTCTGCTTCAGACCACCTGTATAGAGGAGGTATTGGTTTATCAACTGGAGGAAGCCAATCACAGGTTTCTTCGTCTAAAGTCCATGAAGGGTATGGCTGTGGTGGAATAAAGGCATCACGTTCTTCATCATAAGTGTAACCAATTGCAGCAGCATTTTTACGAAATGGAACTCCATCCTGACGATGTACACCCATTGCTGTATTAAATGAATATCTCTTCCATCTCCTGTGACCAGATACAGACTCTAGAAAATCAATTCCAGATTCGTCTTCATTTTCTGGATCCACTGCATCTTGGCTAACAGAATTTACATTTATAACTATGTTATTTTCATCAAGTTCTGCAAAATTAGGCATTCCAAACCACGCTTCCGTTTCCAGTCCATTCATAAATTTTCCATGGGGCTGCAATTGTAATAGTAGGACTTCCTGTTACAGTTCCAGTGGCTGCAGATGAAGCATGCCTCATAATGACCTTCCCCTTACCGCCATTATTTCCAGGGTATGCATTATTCACACCGCCAGAACCAACAACGACGTTATATGTTGTTCCTGTTGTGACGTTAAAGGTTGCCTCTTGAGCAGAGTTTCTACCTGAAGGTGATCCATCATTTCGTCTAAGACCACCTGCACCTCCACCGCCACCTGTGTCACAAGAGTTGTGTCCGCCAGTAGGACCACCAAAACCTGGATTAGAGCCAGTATATTGTCCATATGTTACTGATGTTCCAGTAATGCTAGAGGCAATACCTGCTCCGCCTGATGACGCTGTGCCACCACCAGCACCAGGGCTATTGTTATTACCACCACTACCATCAAAACCTTGATTTGCTGTTCCTGGACCACCTGCGAAAGCACGACCAAAGTAACAACTGTAACCGCCACCTCCGCCACAGCCACCACCGCCACCGCCGTTAGAACTTGCACCTCCACCGCCACCAGCAGTTGTGATTGATCCAAAACTAGATGTTCCGCCTTGGTTGCCAGCGTTGTTATTTGGGCCTCCGCCTGATCCGCCACCTGCAATTACTAAATATTGAAGTGTAGTTGGAGGAACTGGAAGAGGAATGGTTATAGAGTTTGATGCCGAAGATGCGGGACTAGTTCCTGTTGAATTTGTTCCTGTTACGGTAAATGTATAACTTGTGCCTGGGTTTAAATTTAAAACTCTTACAGGAGACGATGATGCTGTTCCAGTTAACCCACCAGGACTTGATGTTGCGGTAAAAGATGTTGGAATTCCACCAACTGGATTTATTGTAAATGGTACATCTACTGAGGGATCCCCAGCAACTAGCGCTGCTGTTCCAATGGTTGGCGCTCCTGGTACATCCGCCACCTTTGTTCCGCCTGCAGATGCATCACGATACTTAAGTCCGCTTGTATTAGAAGTGCTAGGTTTTGTTACAGCCATTGCTTTTTCTCCCTTTAATTAATTAATTTCTGAACCAAATGCTGAAAAAGACATATTTGCAGAAGATGCATAAACACGAACTACGTCTCCTGCTGCAAGTGTCAACCCTAGAGTCAGCATAATTGAATCTGATGCTCCTACTGTTGCTCCATAAACAATCCAATGTTTTCCAGCGGTTGTGCTATCTGCTGCTGGACGTACTGCAATACGATATGTTCCAGATGTACCTGCCTGATTAGCAATTGCAATAGTAGAAACTACTGCAGAGTACCCTGATGGAACTGTGTAAAGAGTTGATTCAGTTGTTGCGCTTGGTGCTAATTGAGCCAATATCTTGTAAGTTGATGGCATTTTTTTATCCTCCCATTAGTAAGAATACTTCTGGCAGTCCGCTTGCGTCTTGCCATGATGTTATTATACCATCTGTTTGCAACACTTTTCCAGCATTTCCTGCTTGTACAGGAATAAAAGGAATCCATGCTGATCCATTATAAAATTGAAGTTGATGAATTGTGTTTCCACTACCATCTTGTCTTACCAAACATATTGATCCTGCAACTGGAGAGGTAATTGATGAATCTCTTGCTGATGGATTAAGATAATTATTTATACCCTTTTTTCCAACAAGATGATCTATAAAGGTGGCTGCTGATAAATGTGTATGTGGTCCAGCCCACTCAAAAGTTCCAGAGGTGTCTGTTTTACCAGATAATTCGTACCATGTGTCATCGGCTGCATTATAAATGTACCCTGGTTTACCATCGTAATTAAATGATGTTGGCATTAAACCACCTGATCAAAACTACTAGTGTCAGAATTATAAACATACATTTCTAGTGGACTTGATCCTTTTTTAATCCAAATAACTCCATTAGCAAGTCCAGTTGTTGGCTGTGTTGCTGTATAAATAGATGTTGCCGATAAATATCCTACTGGTGCTGCAGCATCTTTATCTACCCAGATATATCCATTTGGAATTGTTGCAGAAAATGCTGCAAAGTTTGCTGCAACAGGTGCAGAGTTTTGTGCTGAAGATATATCTCTTGCTGCCAGTTCTAAGGCAACTTGATCATCTATCTGTTCTTGTAAGTCATTGATTGTGTGTGCAATTGATGGCACCAAAAGTTCTGCTGGATCGTTTTCTGCGGGATCAAAATCATACGATCCATAATGATATGCTCTTAAAGCATCTTGAATATTAGCATCATCAACTAATGCTGGAATTTTAGTTGGTACTAAGTTTCCTATATTTTCTACAGCCATTGGGTCACCTCTTTAAAGATTATACCATTTTTATATCAAACTATAGATATAAATAAATGTACAGTTTTGCTTCCAGTTAATGCAGACCAACTACCCCCACTGTATTGAACTGCGTCAAAATTTATTACTAGGTTTGTTCCAGCCCCAGCCAAAGCAGGGATCTCCATTGATGCTGCAATAGGATTTGCCCCTTCAATTTGAAACTGAACATTAAAATTTGAAGCAGCAAGTGGTGACCCAGACACAGTAACAATATTTGATATTGGAATAGTTGTAGATGCAGATCCAGAAGAAAAGGAGAGTGTTTGTATTGCAGAATAAATTGCTGGGCTTATATTTAAAACTTCTACCCAGGTATTTCCTCCAGGTTGAGAAACATACTGATACATATATCCATAGTTTGCTCCAGGATCGGTTTGTATATATATATCATTTAATATTAAGGTTGTTCCTAATAGCACTCCACTAGATGTTTGTGCGTTTGGTTCTCCAGAGCCAACTATAATTCTACTACCACGAGTTCCTTGTGGACCAATATCTACTAAAACATCAACTGAGTCTGGTGGTCCCAAAACAACAACATCTTCTGTATTAAGTAATACATCTACCATTATGATTCATCTGCTCCAGAGATATCATCTGTTACAGTAATTGTTCCTGTCAAAACAGTGTAAATTTCAGAAGCGCTTGCATCTATTTGAACATCATAAACATAGGTTCCAGCGCTTAGGTTTCTACCTAGCCCAGGAAGAATTGTGCACGTAATTGTATCGGCCGAACCATCAACTACCGCCTGTCCTTCATACTGGGTTTGCCCTTCGCCTCTTGCTGTAGCAATAAAAAAGTCTGCGTTAAATCCTGTTAAATCAAAAGCATCGCCATTTGATGTTTTTGGACGTACTACAAATTCGGCGGTGTCGCCACGGTAGTAATTAAAATTATAAGAACCTGGAAATGCCATTATTCCTCCTAGAACATTATACCATTATGATACTGCTATATATATGCCTTTTAAGACAAAAGACCCTTCATTGTCTGTTCTTATTTGAGGGGTACCACCAAAGTTTTTAATCTTGTCACTAGTTATAAAAATGGTTTGAGAATAAGATAAATCATATTGATATTGATATTTCAATAATCCAACATATCCAACTGGAGACATATCCTCATCTTTTAAGAGAGTTCTGATCCAAACCTCTGTATTATTTGAATATGTTTCTAAAGAAAAGTCATACCTAACTTCTACCTTTGATCCCACCTTAAGTGTTTTTAAGTTAATATTTTTTGCTACTTGATTTAATAAACACACCGCCTTATTTGGAAGATAAGTTTCATTGGTTTGTTCTTGATCTATATTTAAGAAAAAAGAAACCCAGCCATCCTCTCCTCTTTCTGGACCAACCCTATATACACCTGTATTATTTCCAGCATAGTATGCCCATCCAGGATACTGTCCAGATGGGCTATCGTATCCCTCTGCACCTTTTCCTGGATCACCCTTTTCTCCCTTTGGCCCTTGAGGTCCCTGTGGACCTCTTTCACCCCTATCACCTTTTTGCCCTTGTGGTCCCTCTTTACCTTGTGGACCCGTTTCGCCCTTTTCGCCTTGAATTCCAGGAACGGCAATATATTCAACAGATTTTGTCTGTTCTACAGTTTCGTTATATTTTTTCTTTTTACTAGGAAAATCCATATTTGTAGCCATAAGACTCCCCCTTATTTTATTTTTGTTTTAAAAACCTTTTTGCCAATTTTTACAATTGGAGGAATATTTATATTTGGGGTAGAAGTTTTTACGACTGGCATTATAAACTGCCTCCAGGGGTAACATTACCAAGCACACAAATTGTTCCAACTACTGGAGTCCAAACTGTGTCTTGCTCTCCACTACCGCCAGGAATTGTAACCTGTAGGTCAAATGGTAATTCTGATACAACAGATTTATATTGACTTCCCCAGTTAAGTGTAGTCTCTGCTGGAACAGATATTGTTACGTACCCTGCCTCTTCGGTTACTGTGAGTTGGTCAAGAACATCCCCTGTTGGGTCATAAGAGGTTGATAAAAAAGTCCAACCATCTGTGTCCCAATATGTAATTTCATCATCTTCAAAAAATTCTATTTTTAATGTTGCGCTATCTCCACGGACAACAGTCCATTGAATATTTGCTGGAGAAGCACCATATTTTTCTATTGTAGGAGCACACATAATAATTGATTATACCATTAAATAAATAAAACTGGACACCTAGACGCAGTGGGGTGGGGGTAGAATCTAGGTGCCAGCGTAAAAATTATATCATTATATTATTAGAGATATATATATTATAACAAAACGTTATAAATTGGACATTTAAAATAATCGTTACAAGATTGTTACAATTGTTTTTTGATAAACTGTAAAAAACCAGGGTATAAACGTGTATACTTAAAATATATAAAGAAAAGAAAACTAGCAAGTAAAGTTTTTAAAATATCTTATATATTATATATAGAGAATTACTTCTTAGAATGATCTTTTAGATGTTCAACAAACAGATCAAATAATTTGTCAGTTTTTTCCTCTAAGCGATTGACGGAATCTTTTAAACTTGATCCAGAATTCGGCTTAAGTTCATTTAAATAATGTTTTACGAGCCAACGAACTCCACCAGCAACAATGGTTGTAATGGTAAGAAGAGTTAATATAAACGCTGCCCAATCTTGAGGTGACATAAGGTTTATTATATCATTATTTGATACTATTATTCACAAATATATGTAAAAGACATATGAAATTTATCGTCTGTATTTATAATTACTGGCGTATTGTGATCAAATTGTGCATCGGCAGCGCTGCTTCCAATTATCCACAAAGTATACGTAGAAGATCCTGGAACCAAATGTCCTTTAATGCTGTAATGATCTATACCCTGATTTGTAATTTTATGAACTGATCCACCGTAAACATCTGTATGATATTCAGATGGAAGTGGCAATGTAAGAGAATATTGTCCAGTACCAAAGTTTGTTACGTTAGTGAATATTACATCATTCTGAACTATAACTAAATTTCCAATTTTTACATATGTTCCAGTTGCTGGTGTTCCAGTAAATGTAAGTCCAGTTCCAGACCATACTGGAGAATAAGATTTAATTTCGGTTGTAAGTCCGCCTACATCTCCAAAAGCGGGATGGGTAAATCTTGCCACTTAAGGCTCCAAGCCGATTTGAATCATTGCAACGTTCATAGAGTTTACGGATGAAATTGCATATAGCGCATCGTTAGAGACGAGTTCAAAAGAGATTGAGTGGTTTGGCAAAATTCTAAATCCGTAGTTAGAAGATGTAACTCCTTCGCCACCAATATAAACATATCCAGTTGCGTTAACATTTTGAAGCGTAATATCCATACCACCATGTGCGCCTGGTGGAGTCAAGCGAGTAGCGGTAGAATCGCTAAGTGTGACTAATGAATGCGCTGTTGCCATTTATTAAGTATATCTTATTATTAGGCAAAATATGGTTTAATCAAAAAGTAGATATTAAATACCCG